TTCACACAGTTTCAATACGTCCTGTGCAATAAACCAGTGATGGTATCGTTGACGTTTTTTACTGCCGTCAGGAGTTTTCTGCACTACTTCAAGATATTTTTCTTCGACATTCTCAATAGCTGATATAGTAATTCCATCAACATCTCGTTCTACTTTTTTTGGTACAATTCTTGTTTTTTCAATAACATCAATATAATCATCACGCATATCCCAGCGACCATCGACAGGGCGAAGCCCAAGGATAAATTCAATCCCCAGCAAAGTATCTCGGATATCTGTTTTATCACGCGCATCAGATCTGTTTTGCACAGTTCCATATACATACGTCGTTGTGGAAGAATTGCCAAGCTGCACCTGGTTACTTCCAGACACCCTTGCATCATTGCCAACAGTTGTTGTGTTGGTAAGTGATGATGTGCTTTCCCCTGATTGAGTTAATCTACCTGAATTATGTCCAATAGCCGTGTTTAATGCGCCGGTTGTATTTGTGACAAGAGAGCCAGACCCAATTGCAACGTTACTGCTTCCCGATGTTGTTCCTTTTAATGCCTGCTGTCCAACCGCAACATTATTATCACCCGTTGCTGCTATAAGTGCCATGTGACCAATAGAAACGGTAAATGAACCTAGCGTTTGAGTTTCACCGCATGCACCATAACCAATTACAACAACATTATCTGTAATTGTTGACTCGGTTGCCGCTCCAGCACCAATAACAACGCTTTCATTCCCGGCAAGATTCTTGCGCATTGCGAACATTCCAATGCCAACATTATCATGCCCAGTCCCTGTTCCTGCTGACTCCGCAGCACCAAGACAGTTTCCCGCTCTGTAGCCAACCATGGTGTTATTTGAACCAATAGAGAAGTCTCCGGCAAAAGAGCCTACGTATACACTATTAGACTGTGAGTAATCTCCAGGATTTCCATTCGCCCGATATCCTACTGCAACTGTATAAATAGTATCTGGAGCCTCAGCCATGGCCTCAAAGCCAACTCCAACGTTATATCTACCGCCCTTAACTTTTTCTCCTGCACCAAGTCCGAAGAATGAGTTATAGCTCCCGGTTGTTAGCCACTCGCCAGCAACAGAACCTACAGCAGTGTTTCCTGTTCCAGTACATCGATACAAAGTCAGGAAGCCAACTCCGGTATTATTATTTCCTGAAATATTACTCATCAATGATTTTGACCCAATGGCAGTATTGTTAACACCATCGGTCAGATCCTGTAACGCTCGCGGGCCAAATGCTGTATTATCGTAACCCTTTGGCGCTGTTGTTGGATCTGGTAACTCCGGGGTTAGTTTTTCACCACCACCACCATTGGCACAAAGATTGTAAGATCGAATAAATTCAGCCACTGGCCCAAGTTTCAGATAACCATTGGCAATATTAATTCTGACACTTACATTAACTGAGCTACCAGGAGCTTCTATTGTCCTGTCATCAACCCAGGTAAAACTCTGTGGTATCCCGTCATAAGTTAATGTCACATCTCCTTTATCATTATAATTATAGAACAATGTATAACGCTCATTTATAGATTCAGAACCTGATGAGCCTCCTCTCCTCCACCACTCTGCATTATCAAAAATAAGTAATCCTGGACCATAATATTTTCCCTTCTGACCCAAGATCATAGGAGTTGATAATCGCCACCTTCCCTCTGGAACATATACATCGATACCAGTTCTTTCTGCGTCTTTAAACGATTCATCACATAATACAACACCACCTTCAACAGCACCAAATCCACGAACATCACCATTATCTCTCCATCGAGCCATTTGCAACTCAGGATACTTCTTAGCGCCATCAATGTCTTCTAATTGGTTCCGCAGCTGATCAGGATCATACTTCAGTACATTAGGAAAATAGAACTGCTGAGCACCGTAAGCATCATATACAGCCATAGAATGGCCTTGCACAGTTACGAACTTAGCAATCTGTCCGTTATATACAGGGTAACCAGCAGCGTTAAGGATGATTGGTTGTGAAACAGGAATGTGAGAACCATCTTCACTCTCTACATAAACCGGAATCTGGTTTGCTGTATTTACCGGGTCAGTGTCAATTTTACCGATATAAATTTTGCCATTAGCTACAGCTTTAAAAGAGCGAGCCATAGTGAAGAGTTGCGATGGCATCCCAATTACAACATTTGGAGTTATATTAGGCATATTAGTCATCCTGTTTGAAAACTTAGAAATTGAATAAAAAGGAATGACTGTAGACAAAGATGCAAGTGTTTTGAAAAATAATCTTCTATTCATTTTAAATCATGCAACACAAAAAAACGATTATTTTACAACGAGCAAGAATCTTGATCAACAGACATATATTTTAATTGCTGAATACGTCACTTAAAAATGACAAGTACTACTTTTATTCCTATCGTCCATGATTTTAATTTTCAAATATTATTAAATAACAATTCCTATTTATAATATCTGTCATTTAATTTGCTCCAGATACAAGTAATCGCTGCAGCATGACTGCAGTGATACATAATCAATCATACAACAAGACCACCGTGGTCTTATTGAGGATGCAACCAGCAGATAATAAGATGCCGATCCACTCACAAAAGCGAGGCATCAAGAATGGGAAGAGATGACCCGCAATTTAATCTGCGGCTACCTTACGAATTAAAGGAAAAACTAAAACAGCGAGCCAAATCCAATGGCCGCTCTCTTAATTCAGAATTAGTTCAGATAGTGACTGATGCTGTATCAAAGCCATCCAAAATTTCAGGCTATCGAGACGATGCGGAACGCATCGCTGATGAGCAGTCCGAACTTGTTAAGAAGATGGTGTTTGATACGCTGAAGGATTTGTACAAAAAACCCACCTGATGGTGGGTTCCATTTATTAGTCGTGCTTTGTGGACGGTATAAGGGATGCATTTGCCTCTTTAGGCTTCAAGGTATACATCCCACCATTAAATGGATCTACAGCAAGCCAACCAATTAACCCACCAAACACAAGGTTTCCACCAATATACCAACCATTAGCATTGGCTTTGATTGGCAGGGTAACTGGTTCGTACCCATCCTTCTCCATAGTGATCTGGTAGCTCTTTTTGCCAAAATAACTACCATCTGACTTGGCAAGAGTTACTCCTTGCGGGGTCTTACCTTGCGCAACAATCACGCCTGATTCGTCTTTTACCTTAAAGCTCGCACCGGAAGGATTGCTGTTCACTTGCACAAGTTGCGTTTCATCACCAACAATAGTTGCGCACCCAGATAACATGATAGCGCCAGCAACGACGCTAATAATCCTCTTCATATCAATTTCCATATTTAAAAAACCGGAAACATCCTAATGACAAAACATTCAAATGTGAAGTAGGCAAAAGATGTTTACTTTTTTCATGGTATCCTGCTCAAAACTAAGGAGGTTGGTGTGAAGAAAGTTCTTGCTGCTATGTTCTTATTCATATCTTTTGGGGCTACAGCAGAGTGCTGGGTCGTTGGCGATATGCACGGAATAAGCTATTCAGAACGAAATAATTTTCAACCGGAAGAAGATGGTTTTAGTGGAACATTCATCATTAAGACAAACGGTGAAGATGCCAGTATCACATATTCTGGGACGGATGCGGGCGGCATGGCTTACAAAGCATTGTCTAAAAACTCCATCATTGGAATCGGCGCGAATGGCGAAACTCAACGAGTTATCGACTCATGGGTAATACATCCTAATGGAACAGTTTTAATGTCGAAAACCATTTCTGGTTATGGGAATATGGATTCAACCAAAGCTTTTGTTGGAAAAGTAAAAAGAAAATGTTAACGATTGAATCCAATTCCCCATACGTTACTGCTGTGTTGCCTCAGTAGCAAGCAGCGGCCTGATGGCATTTGCAGCGTTACTCAACGCTCTTTCATAGGCTGGCGTTCCTGCTTTGGTGTTTGCCAAACGTAAGAGAGCATTCCTTGCTGCTTTGGACTCATACAAGCGCATCATTGCACCGAAACCAGCCTCAATCCCCATTGATACGCCAAGAGTCGCAGTTGCGCCAATCGTCCTTATCCTGTTGGCTTGCGATTGCCCCGTCTGAGTTACTACATTTGCGGTGTCTGACCTTGCTGTTTGCTGTAGAACTTCATGAAGAGCATCAAGCTCTTTCATGTGCTTTCCAGAAAAAATAGTGTTGTAAATTTCACCGCCTGACTGAGATTTCAGCTTATTAACTTCAGTGATGAACTTGGCTGGAGAGTCACCAGCCTTTTCCGCTATTTTGCTGACGTAAGCTGCACGCATAGCATCTTTCCCTTTATCATCCAATGCGCTCCAGATTCGTTTCACGTCAGATGGTTTTCTGCTTAATACAACGGTATTTATAAGTTCAGGACTGGCTTCACTGCTTGCCTTGTTGAGCTTGTTAGCAATGTTTTTATTAAGCACCTTATTATAAACGTTTGCATAATCGGAATTTGCTTTAAGGTATTTTGCTGCGTCTGATGCACCGAGGTTTTTAGCAACTGCGTTACGAAGGTCTTTTGACATTGCATTCTCTACCATATTGGTAGCTGCTTTTGCCTGGTTGGGGAAGACCATAGCATCTCCCTGAACATTAGATCTAAATGCTGTTCTGTGCTGACGCAAGAGATCAAACGTAACATCCAAATCAGTTGCAGGGTCTGCTAATTCTTCACGTAGGTTACGCAAGGATGTAAGCAGGCTTTGATTGGCAGACGTCCCAAGCCGTTCCTGTCTTGCGATCGCTGTATTCAGAGCATTCATGGTATTTGTGGTATCAACTGCGGCATTACCCATTTTATTGGTGACGTCATTGATAACAGCGCCAGCGGCATCCTTCCGCCCCCTTAACGTGGTGGTCAGAGATTTCACCACGTCATCAGGGTTGTACTCACCAAAACGGTCAAAATAATTGCTTACCAGCTTACTACGCGTTGCATATTGCTCCGCTCGCTTTGAGCCTGTCCCGAGCAAAGCCCCCTCGGCATCCTGAGTAAGGCCGCGAGTGAAAGTATTTTTCGGCGGGATAACATCAGATGTCATTGGTGTCACGCCCATAGATTCTGATGTGGCAATTTTCTTCGCCACTTCTGGCGCAATATCACCTTTTATAGCCGTTATTCCACGCCCTATTCCCTTTGCTGCTGCGGAAAGAACACCCTGAGCGGCAAGGTTAACTCCGGCATTTTTAGCTGCATTTTGTGCGAAATCGCCTTTCTGATTTGCTGCCTCTGCCAGTGATCCAATAGCCATGCTTCCTGCTGTTCCAACTCCTGGAACTAAATACCCACCAATTGTTTCACCGGCTTGCGCGTAGGGGTCTGTCGGTCTGTCTACTGGACGATAAACATCATCCAAAACCTTGGGTCCACCAAGCCCCTGACTGATTGCATTAATCAGACTTGCGCCGCCCTGCAATACGTCAAATGGTATGTTTACCAGACCACGACCAGCCTGTTCTGCAATTTGCCCTGCACTTTGACTACCAGTAAGCCAATCGCCAGCTTGTTGCATCAATGATGGTTCTTCCCGTGTTGGTGCATTATTGGCCTGATTAGCTGTTTGTTGCTGAACAGCCTGACCAGCAAAATACTCATCAATGGCGGTGCCAATATCTTCGGTGCTCGTACCATCAGGAAAGGTAAATGTCTTACCGTTTGCAGTTACTTTCATCATTCCACCGTAAATTGAATGCCTGATTTTGAGGTATATGATCCAACCTGATTCCGTGGTTCACCTGAAGGTGTCGAATCTTGTGCTGGCGCTGCGTCAGTATTCATTGACATATACCGCTTAACGGCACTCCCCAATGATTCACCTTTTTTAACATCCAACCCCAATATCTGACCGCCATTACGCGATTGTCCAGGGTTGCCATTCGCGCTCATCCACTCGGCTTTAAACTCATTAAACTGCGCGTTTCGTCGCTCAAGGTTTGCCATTGCATCAAGCCATCTTGCGACCGTCTCAGGGTTATCCATGTCAGTTGGCGCACCCTGTCGAACGATCTCAACGTCTTTATCCGTTGCTGGGCCGGGAGGTAGGAATTTAAGAACCTGACTGTTAACAAGGGCATTTTGGCGAATGCGCAAATCACGCAATGTTGTATCGCTTCCGGTAAGTTTTGCGAACATGTTCTGTGCGTTACCGAACAAACCTGTCGTTGGTTTTTCTGCTCTGAACTGTTGAGCAAGCGCACTCATAGAATTGGCTGAGTTTGATGATGCTGTGGCATTGTTTACAGCCGTCTCGATGCCTTTTTCCATATTTACTGACAGCTTAGGTGCTTCGCTAATCAACTGCTGAGCCTTTTCCTGCGCTTGCTGCATCTTAAACCCGAACTCTTGCTGATCCAGAGCCAAACGTTGTGCTGCGATATTGTGCCCAGTCATTGCTGACTGATAGGAAAGGTTTTGCCCTCTCGCCTGAAGCGCTTCTCCAGCCTGATTGCTGCGGATTGTCTCTGCCAGCCTGCCTCGGTCAATTTCACGACCAGCCATCTTATCCTGAACAGCAAACGCCTTTTCTGGCCCAAGTGCACCGAGAGACATAGTAGTCAGCATGTGTGATAGCTGCTCTGGATTCTGGATACCTGTCTGAATCATCCAGTCAGCATTCGCCCCCACGCGATTTAACCTGTCCTTGTTATCAGTAATGAATTTACTGTAGGCTTCCGGTCCCTGAGAAAGAGCGACATTAGCCCTCATGGCTAAATCGCCCATATCGTTGCGTTGCTGCTCATTAAGACCGGAAAATGCCTGTTGTGCCTGTGCAACAAACGCTGGATTTTCCTGGGCAAACTTAAATAGTCCCGATGGATCACCAGAAGCCCATGCATCAGCGTGAACCTTATTGAACGCACTAATCGCTTTCTGTTGCTGTTCCTGCTTATAAATATCAGCAACTCCAGCCAGACCACGTAACGCGGTCAGACCAACGTTATTTGCACCTGAGCGAGCCAGTTCATTGTTTTCGCGGATCAGACCAAGCGTTGCGTTAATGTCGCTTGCCTTTGGCGCATTCTCGTTTTGCGCACCAATGCCAGCCAGAAAACCACCAGAATTAATACCCTGTTGCCACGTAGCCATTGATTACCCCTTAAAACAACGATCCAAGCAGACCAAGACCAGCACCGATACCAGCACCCCACGGAGTTGATAGCTCGAGAGCACTGGCTATGCCACCACCCAAAAGCGCACCGGATGCAGCACCACTAACCCCCTGCTGCAATGCTGACGGTCGGTTGGCGTTTGCCGCAGCCAGCGCCGCGCTTTGCTGTGAAATCTGACTCATGTTGTTGGCATATGTTTGCCCGGCGTTTGCCTGCCCCTGAAGAGCGCCAAGACCGATATTTGCCAGGTTGTTGTAATTGTTCATTTGTCCAGATAGCCATTGCTGACCAAGCGTTGGTGCGATTGTTGCTAACTGATTACTGGTTGCGGTGGAACCCAATCCACCTGTTGCTTCCGCTGCAGCAAGACTCTGATAGCGAGCCTGACCTGCAAGGTCTTTATACTGCTGAGAGTTGTAATACTGGTTAAGTGCCTGACCTTGCCCCTCCAGAGACGATAAGTTCTCGAGGCTGCCGACATACTTATCAGCCAGAGGAGTAAACGGCTTCAGGTTATTCATGATGGTGTTGAACTGCTGATTTTGCAGGTCTGCGGCATACTTCTGAGCTTCTGCGGCATACTTTGCGCTTTTATCAGAGCTGCCACCTTTCCCGCCTTTTTCAGGGCAATAAGGTTCCTCGCCGCGCAGTTTTCTGCCCAGCTTAAATGCATATAACATGGCTATCTCCCGTGATTCAGGAAGTCGATTAGTTCTTCGCGTGTTGCGCTGTAAAACGTCACGTCATCCACGCCTTTGAAGTATTTCTTGATGGTTCCTACACGCTTAAGGCCAACCATTGCGCAGTACATCTGACCGTGGCGGAATTTGCGTGCAGCGAACGATGTGACGCACTGAACGGTGGTGTTAGTCAGAATGTATCGCCAGAACGCCAGACCGATTTCCTTGCTGAATCCGCGAACCTCTGGCAGGTACATGGCGTGGCAATCGAATGTCAGCGGCTGAATCTCCTGATAGTAAACAATGCCGCCAAACTGACCGTGCACGTTCACCTCAAAGTAACGGCAATCAGGTTTGTAGTCGTATCCATCACCGTTGTTGCTCCCGGCGATGATGTCAGGGTGATTTCCTACTGCTTCGATCAGGTCGATGTTTCGCGTTGGTTTGAATGTAATCATCAGTCAATCAGCCCATGTAATCTAAGTGCCGTTTCAAGCGCCAGAATACGCTGCCGCGCCTGCTGCAAACCTGTAGCGAGAGCGGCGACTTCGGATTGCGTGTACGTAGTGCCGACAGTGTATGACTGGTTAGCGTTGAATGAGCCAAGAAGTGGCGTACCTGTGGCTGCAGTCCATCCGGTATTTCTTGCTCCAACAACCTGAATTCCATCAACTGAATATGATGTTTTTACATCCAGCGGTGACTCAAGAGACTGCAATTCGGTTACGGTTTTCGATACGTAATCACTCTTAATGCCAGAGACATCGTTTTCTACGTCATCCAGTCTTTGATCAACAGTGACCAGATGCGCCTGAATATCGATAACCTCATCCAGCAAGTAATCAACATCGCTACGCAGTACGACTATCTTCCCTTCGGCAGTTGTTAACCTGACCTCAAGTAGATTTATCGCTTTTGTGTTTGCGGTGATTCTTGCGTCGTGATCAGCCAGTTCGACGTCCTGTTCATCGTTTTTCACCTGAGCATCGTAAGCGCCCTGACCAGCCTGATTTGCCTTCCCGGCAATTGCGCCGACATCAGCCCCCTGATTAATGACATACAACAGGTAAGACTGGCTGAATATATTGCGTGGAAGGATTGATGTATCGAGTCGTGTAGCCTGAATTGTTACCGGCTCATTGAGATTCGAATCAGCCATTAACATGCCTCCACGATTTACCAGACTGGATATTGTGAATCACCGTCTGACTGACACAGTATTTTTTAGCAAGCTCTCTTTGATTAACTCCCTTTGATTTCTTTATTTCTATTACTTGCTCATATGAGAGCTTTGAAATTGGATTATTTTCTCCTTTTAAAGCCGGAAACTTCACCCTGCCTTGAGATGAGCAATGCTTCATATTCTCCTTTTGAGTACACCACTCTAAATTAGAAGCATTATTATTTTTTCGGTTGTTATCTATGTGATTTATGAACGGCTTGCCTTCTGGATTTGGGACGAAAGCAAGAGCGACAAGCCTATGCACAAGCCATTTTACTTTAACTCCATCGACACTAAGTGGCAAATATAGATAACCTTTATTATTCTCGTGTTGTTTTAGCCACCGCCCCTTTCTGAGTTGCGTGCTGCCATGCGCAGCCTTAACAACACGTGAGTGAGAATATACTCGCCCATCCTCTGTTACGGCATATAAACCTTCATATCCAGGAATATCTTTTGCGTTTTCACTCAACATATCTACTCCTTTAGTTTCGATTTATGTTACACGAATAGAAAGTCCTGATAATGTGACAGGACCTTTTGCAATAACTCTGAATTTAAATCCAATGAGGCGTCTAACTCGACCAACCTTTCGCCATAAAACGCGATTGTCATATACAAATGGTTTTTGTAATACAACCATTTGCTCACGACCGTAATTAATTCCATCTGTAGTGGCTGATATAAATATTCTATCTATTCTATCACACACGCCGCCAGATGTTTCTAATTCAAGGTCATTTATTAAAACGTTATCAGCCTTTATTAGAGGGGAATATAAAATATGCTCTTGTTGTTTTTCGTATTGTGAAGATATATCGAACTGCAATTTGCCGGTAACCGATTCCAGCTTATCGCCGCACGTTATCTGATTGTCTTCGTAAATGAAGTCGATAGCGCGGTACACATCGTCATACAGGCCTGTTTTCAGTACACACCATTGCGGACCATTGGCGCTTGAAGATGCGTCGTACACGAGAACATGGCGCGGAAGGTGGATAATCAGCAACTCATGAGCATCAAACCGCAACGATTCCATCACGCCATCAGCCAGTTCATCAGCAGTGTAGGAGCGTAGTATTTTCTCAATGCTCGCGCTGGCGATTGGTGATGCCTGACCGGAACCGATGATGTACACAGACGGCGCACCTGTTGCCGGATTGCTGATGAACGCATACGAATCAGCAAACGGCGTTTTGCAGTAAGTCCCGGCAATGCCTTTCTGCACCATCAGCGATGGCTGTGCGACATACAAAGCTGCACCAACGGTGGTTGCACCAGTCAGGGAGAAATATTCAATCGTCGATGAGCCAAAGCAGACGATGAAGTCTCGCCATGTACCTATGCCGATGATGCCGTCCGGCTGCGATTCTGCGCGATATTGTGCGCTGTAACGGTCAGGATGCGATTCGTCTTCAAGGTCAGTGATAAACCATGAATCAGTTCCGTCTTTTGACCACGCATAACGCCCACGTAAGCGTGTAATGTCGCGGACTGAGCCTAACTCATACTGCGTGAATCCGCTGTCTGTAGGCCAGTTTGAGACGGTTTTAACCGTGCCATCATAGCGATACTCGACCAGTTGACCATTAACGCCTACCGCCTGAGATGTACGACCATGCGCCATTGATACACGACCACTTCCGGCGACGTCACCGACTTCGCTTTCGCCTTTGTAGAGCTTGCCGCCACACACACGATAAACAGCATTCTGCGCCATGTTGTACTCGACGCCGCGCGATACGCCGTTTACATCAGAGCGTTTGGCAATGCCCGGGAATGAGCGAAGATATCCGCTGCTGTTGAGGATTTCTTTGGGTGTAGCCAACATATTCACTGGCAGATAGTCGATATAGTCGGCGTTTCGAAAGTCTTTGCCGACACCTTTCATAAGCGGAAGTTGCTGAATCGGCATTATTCGCTCCCCTTATCGCAAGGTTCCTTTCGGTGGAAGTAATTCCAACCGTTCCACTTCGCCAACTGGTTACCGCTACCAACAGGCATACGGTTTGGATAACCGGACTTACATTTAGCGGCTTTTGCTCTGTCCATTGCAGACGGTTTGACGAGTCGCTCTTTCCCGTATCTGGCAGTGGTTATAAGTTTTGCTGACGCTTCCAGCGCATAATCCGGAGCAATGCGGCAGGCAAGGTTGAAAATGACGGCATTGATAGCGTTATTTGATAAACCGTGCTCATCTCCCGGATCTGGAGCGACATCTGCATCAGCGAAAATGTAGCCAACGTTGATACCTGGTGACACATCACCGCCAAGCCATTCAGCCATCATCATTTCAAGGTCGTTGACGCCGTCTTCCATAGACTGCGGTTCTACATCGGTTAACGTGGCATTTGATGCCACACCGAGCTTACGTAATGCCGCAAGAACTAAATCACCCTTCGTTGTCAGGTTCATCTGCTGCCGCCTTAGGTTTTCGACCAGGCTTTTTACGCTGTTTTTCTTCTGGCTCTGGCTCTGGCTCTGGCTCTGGCTCTGGCTCTGCAACATCCTTCAAAAGGTCATCAGGATGTGAAAACCAGCCAGCATCCAGATATTCCTGAAGCTCTTCGGCTTTCACGATTTCAAAGTCGTATCCAACGCCTTTCCATTTCTTCATGTCTCCATGACGAAAGATCATGTGTGTCATGCTTGTCTCCAGATAAAAAAGGGAGCCGAAGCTCCCTCTGGTTATCACGCGGTCTGGTTAGGCAGACCAACACCAATTGCCTCTGGTCGTACAGCACATGCTGAATACCACACAGCAATACGGCACTTACCAGACAGAGTGTTGATATCACCCTGCGTTGCGAAGATGCCGTTAACACCAATACCTGGAATGCTGAAGGAAGACGTTTTCATGCCAGCAAACAGTTCATGGGTTACCGGGATCGGCTGAGACAGCAGGCGGATTGAGTCATCAGCCCAGAACACGTTAGCGGTGGTTGTTGCCACGTTCAGAACGTTTACCGGAGTGGTATCAGCAAGAGAGGTGTTTACGTTAGCGTAAGCCTTCTCTTCTTTTGTCAGTGACGCGTCATCCAGCGCAATCGGCTTCGGCGTGATTTCGATGTGAGTACCATCGATCACACGGGTGATTGAGAAAGTCGCGTCATCAGTCAGCACATTCTTCGCCATCTGAGACAGGAACTTCACACCAGTGAAGCTGATTTTGTCGCCGCGCTTAAATCCGGTGGTGGAGGATACGGTCACCGTTGCAACACGGTTGTCGACGTTCTCTTTGTTACCATCGGTATCAAGGGTGTATGCCTGCGGCTTAAACTTCTGCGCACCAGAAACAGTTACACCAGTCGCGGTTGACTTGGTAACTGCCGGAAGTTTCGGTGAGCGAAGAATTTCATCAAAGCCAGCAATCTGACGCTGAATAGTACCGTTTCGATATGCTTCTTCAGGAACGCGACCGAAGATGTCACCATCTACCAGGTTGCGGCCTGCTTTGCGGTAATCGTCAGGGTTCAGGAAGTAACTGATGCCCATATCGCGGTTTAGCTCACGGGAGAACATCAGGCGCTCTGCATCAGACACAAAATCCCAGCCAGACAGGCCAGTAGATGGACCAATTGCGCGGGTATCGTGAACAACAAGCGAGCCCATTTCAGTTGCCTGTTTGGCAATCGCTGACTCAATGTTATTAGCCAGTTTTTTGGCGGATGCCTGGATGCGGCGACGGTAAGAACGCTCATCACGCAGGTCATCTGCACGAAGCTCGAAGAAATCGTTATCCGGATCGCCCATGTTGCATTTCACGGAGAGTTCCAGAATCCCGGTTGCGTTGCCAGTTAAATCCCAGCCAGTCTGAGTTGGCGCTTCCTGCTCAACAGGCATCCACACGGTGTTGCTTGAACGTTGCATGGATTCTGCCGGAGGGGTGTATTTTGTCACTTTGGACGCCATTGGCGTCAGGTTCTGGACGGTTTCGATGATTTCATCCAGAGCATATGTGACCAGTTGACCTTCATTTAATGCCATTATCGAATTCCTTTATTCAGTTGCGCCTTGAGCTTACGGTACGTCTCTACATCCCCTTTGTTTGCTGCCGCTTCCATCTGCTTTTCAATCGCAGAGATATTTGCAGCAACAGCGTGTCCCTGAATGGGTTCATCAGGTAACGGGGCTTCTGAAACAGACTTGGCTCGAGGCTTGAGAGTTAAACGTTCTGACAGTCGAGTGAGTTCAATCAGCGCGGATTGCCCGTCCATCGCCAGTAACTGGCGTGTTTTCTCAGGATTAGCACCAAGGTGATACATGAGAGCAGCGGATTTCTCCGGGAAGAGGCGCATGATGTCGGCACCGACTGCTGGCGGAACCAGTTGCATGAATGCATCCTCTTTCTCCTGATAGTCAGGGATATTGAGCTTTTCCGCTGCGTCGTAGTGCTTACGGGCTGCCTCGACGTATTGCGCTGATTGCTGGGTGAACTCCTGAGTTTTGCGACCCTGCTCGGCGATAGCCTGGCTTCGTGCGTCCATAGCCTTGATCTGCCATTCACTGTTTGCCTGCTGGAAGGCAGCCAGTGCGCGGCTCTGGTCATAGTCGTACTTAGCCAGTGCATCTTCGGAAAGATAATCGTTAGGGTCTGGTTGTTTTGGTAACTCAGGGTTCACCCGCAGGTGCTCCGGCAACTCTCCACGCTTAACCGCTTCCATCTGCTGCTCAAGCTCACGCTGGCGTTTGCGTTCGATGCGGCGACGGGCAAATTCAGCATTAGTTGCCGGGTCTTGTTTTGGTTTCTCATCGTCTTTCAGGACAATCTCGAAGCCTTCTTCCTGACCTGCGTTGTCGTTGGCATTATCGACAACTAAGCCATCAGCAGATGCCGCTGCATGATTGCCGGGCAGGGTTAATTCTTCAGAAGCCTGAATGTCGGTGGTTTGTTCCATGATTAACTCTCTCTTATTGAGGTGTCTCGGCTACTCCGCCGGAGGGGATTTGAACTTGACGCATAAGATTCGCGAAATCCATGCGTTGTGAATGAGTCTGGTCTGCATCTTTAAGAAGCAGCTCAGCGTTAGCACGAGCATCTTTGCTGCGCTGTTGCTGGAATTGACCTACGAGCTTGAGGTACTCACGCAGTTCTGCCTGCTTGTCGAGGTCCATATTGTTGAAGATTTCTGCAATCTTCGCGGCGTTGAGTTGGTTTTGGGCTTCAACCTTGGCGGCTTCAACCTGAATCTGCGCCTGTTGGTTCTCTGCCTTGAGCAATTCAGCCTGACCTTGCAGAAGGATACCCTGCGCCTGAATTTGCTCTGCTGATGGCTGCTGCGGCTGTTGTTGTGCCTGCTGTACCATCTCCATCTCTTCAGGTGTTTCTGGTTTCTTCAGCCCCATCATCACCAGTTGCTTGTTCGCGTACTCTCGCATCATCTCGACGCCTTTACCGTCAAGCAGCGTGAAGTATTGCAGCATCAGCATCTGGAACTCTGGAGTACCTTGCGGAACCTTGGTGAGTAACTCCTGAATCTCTGCGCGGTTCTGTTCCTTCATGCTCTGGAAGGATGGCCCAACGTCCGTATAGCACTCATAGCGACCACGAATGTCGTTGAGTGTGACCACATTGCCGGACTGGTAATCGACAACTTGCGCATAGAGTTGAACGTCTTTCTCGCTTCCATCTTCAAGTGTCAGCGTTACATGACGAGGAACGTCATAAATATCATTGACCATTGAGGCATAAATCTCGCCATCACGTCGCATTGCGGTAGCCAGGTTATCCTGAAACACGTATGTCTCAAGGTCTGCCCGCATGTTCAGTTGATTGACGGTATCGAAAGCGACCTGAGAGTTTGCTGCCTGCGCATCCACACCAAGACTAGCCACCTCTTTCACTGCGTTGGTGGCAGCCTCAAGCATGTAAGCGTTGGCTTGCGGCACTTCAGGGTTTTCCATGTAGGAGATTGGACCAATCGGCAGGTCGTTACCGTTTTCATCGGTCTTGTTCTGCAGATAGTACGGATAGTCATCATTTCCACCGTACATGTATTCGTAGCCTTCGATTTGCTCAGGGAAGAAGGTAGGTTTCTTCTTCGGTGAACGAGCAACAATATCGGCGTTGAACGACATGATCATGTTACGAAGGCGTTGACCGTCTTTCGTCAGCCTTACCACGCCTTCGTAGCACTCCTTGTCACCAGCAAATGACCATTCACCATACACTGGAACGATTGGGATATGCTCTCCGGCTATCTTCTCGCGGTCTTTCAGTATCTGCGTGCAGGTGATGATCGACTTATACACACGCCGACGCTTCACCTTACGCTCTGCTACCTTAATGAATCCACGATTAGCCAGGTCGTCGATGACGTCTTTGATATCCTGCTGGTAATAGCTGACCGGCTCACCTGTCAGCGGGTCGCGGTAGATGAAGACTTTCTCTTTCTTCTCTTCTACCTCGTAATACTCAGCGACGTAGACGACATCATTCGATACCCACGGAAACAGCCATGTATCGTTTGGATTCTGGAAAGATGGCAAGGTGTCCGGATCAATACCGTAATCCTCTGCGAACTCTTTCCAGCCATTGCGCGACAAGGCGTTAATCACCGTGCAGTGCTTAGCATCGCTCTTATCCATCTGCTTGCTGTTGGCGTCCCATATGACGTGTGAGCAGGCTTCATGGATTGGCAGGCGTCGGATTACCTGATTGTTGCTTGTTGGGTCGTTGTCTTCGTACTGGGTGACCAGACGCCATGCACCAACGCCGGACTCTATCTGCTCACGAACGCCAACGTTAACGGCAATCTTTGCCGTGTTATGGCGCATATCAGTACGATACATTCCCATCAACACATCGGCAGCATCAGGATTAGCGCCGTCTTTGGGTCGGAAGAGAACGTCGATAGGGTTCCGGCGCATCTCTGCGACCAGTTTCCTGACCACCGGGCGAACAACATCGAATTGTCCGCGATATTGCAGGGTGGTGTAGTTTGATAGCCAGTCATCCCATTGCGACACTCGGCTAAAATACAGGTCATTTGTCGCCTCGGTTCTGGCTTCATCGCTCGCCATCCAGTCCGCGTCAAACTTACACAGAATGGAATTGAGTCTGTTTTCGTCGGCCATTTAAGTTCTCCGTGCGATGGGCCTGATTGGGGCTGGTGTTTTCTTCTCTTTTGGCTTGTTAATATCGCCATAACGCTTAGCGTATCGGCGCATCATGTATGCATAGCGTGTGGCATCAAGAAGATCATCGCGGGTTTTTGCTATACGCCCTTTCTCGTCACGATGGTAATAGTTAAATTCGTCGAACCAGTCTCGAAGTCCACGGAATACTTTAAATTTACCCAGCTTCATCAGGTCGTACAGTTCGAACAGTCCTGCCTCAACTGATCTAGAACCATCAGGCCATTGCGCTGGTTCATGAAGCATCTGAAACCCCGCTTCGTGGTAGTACTGCTTCTGCTGAAGTCCTGACCCTTTTTCTGTTTGTAATCCATCTTGCGGCCATGCTGTGGGTACTTTTAATGCCCATGACTTAACTGAAGACCATGCCTCTGCTGGAGATGTCTGGCTCGCTTTCCATGCTCTGGTCACATAGTACGTTTCGTTGTCGTTATCGATAACTAATTGCATGTGAGCCTGCGGGTGATCCCAGCCAAAGTCCATGCCATCAATCACCATCCAGTGGGGAGGTATCGGGAATGGATCACAGGTGATTGTGTCTTCGCTAAAGTCATAAATACGACCATGACCAAGCATAGGAATCCCCTTCGTTCGCATGTCTCGTTGATGAGGAGGAAATGATGAGAGCAAATCCTCTTTCACCTTATCACTAAGGTGTGGAGCATCATCCCAGCCAACATTCATGCACGTTTGCGCCGCAGATGGGTTATCCATGAATCCAATAACCAGTTCTGTACGTCCGTTTTCCGGTGTAAATGTCAGTATCCCACGACCACCACGACCTTTGTCTCCGGTAGCTGTACGGGTAAGAACCTGCGGGTAGATAGTTTCATCTTTTGGCTCTTCGTCGATATGGAACCAGTCAACACTGTCACCCATTAGTGCATGCTGACCTTGCGAGTAAGACCAGAACTGAATTTTCGAAAGCCGACCTGACTTATGCCTGATATAAGCAGAACGTACTGCATTTGGCGTACCAGTCATTGGTTCTGTATCAACAATCAAATCTCCAGGTATTAGACCACCTTCCCAGCCGTCGTCTGTTTTTCTGCCCAGCAACGGTGTTTGCAAAAGGTCTCTAATCTTTTCCCCTGAGTAACCGAGACACCAGATTAGCGGGGCATGATCAAACTTATACCCACCCCATCCATCAGGGTAGTCACCTATTGCATGGATAGCGTCGATATAGGTGGCGGTATCAGTCTTTCCCACACGGTTTGCAGCAATTAATGCAACCTGAGAGTATTTACTACTTAGCGAGATGAACTTCTTTTGCCACTCGTATCTGGTATCGAAATAAGTGCGATACCTGTACAGATGCGAGCGACGTGCTTTTTCCTCCAGCAAGCGTAATAACTCAAGTTTCTGCTCCCGATCCAGATTGTGCATTCTGCAACTCCCTAATGCGACGCTCTATCTCTTCATCAGTCATATCGTTGATGGTTATTCGCTGGTCGTGCTGAATCTTGTCACCGAATCGACGCGTAGCAACCTTAGACGCATACCACTTCCTTGCATCCACCTGAAGCCTGGCTTTTGCCACTGAACCTGATTCTTCTGATGCTGAGTCTGCGTACATGATGATATCTTCGGCCATTACTTCAGCCTGTATCTCTCTGGCTCGCGCGTATTGCTCGTGAAACTCATCATGTCGATGAAGCCACGCAAGAACTGTCGCAAGATGAGGAAATTCATCTCGTCTGCAAATCGCCCTCAGGCTTTCACCCTCCATCAGCAAATTGCATATCTTTTCCGCCAACTCAGGTGAGTACACTGATGGGCGACCAATTTTCTTACCAGTCGCCATATTCATCTCACTTAATAGTTATTTCAGGTTGATGGCTCTTTCGCGCCTTCAATCAATGACTGCTTCAGCAATTCGAGTGTGCCAATCGCCTCGCATAAACTGATTTCACCATAGTAATCATGGATGACGCTTTCCAGCCTCTCGTATAGCTCTTGAGTAATTGGGAATTTCTTCTCCTTACCCAAATTGATTACGCGGCTCACATCATGCTCCGGTAGTGAACAGGTCTAACGCTTCCTTCGATTTACGTACCGCTTCGATAGTGCGGGTCGTGATATCTGAATTAGCGCCTCCTGACTGGAAGTGAATTTTGAATAGCTCAAGCTTCAACTCGTCAGTGCCGATGAATTGAAATGCTTCTTCTGCGGCTGCGTTCTGGTTCATGACCAGCTTGTAAATCTCTAACTGGAATTTCTGTTCTTCAGTCATGGGAATAATCTCTGCCATTGTTGGCTCCGTTTATCCGTTAAAAGGGATATCAGTTAAGTTATCCCGTGCAGGGTATAAGCCATTGTCGAGACCACTCATTGAATGGTCTCTGCAATAACCGATATCTTTCCATCAGTCCGCCACCACAAAGAATCTTTTTTGCCATAAGGCAGGAGGTTCATCTTTCAGTGGCTGCCAGTGTTATTTCCCCACTTACTGGCTTGGGTAGTTTCGCGGTGCTGCCGTTAATTGGTGAGTCCGGGGATTACGGTTTGCCCGTGCTGTTCAAGGCGTTCAATTCTCGCCAGTAGCTGAGGCTTCTTAATTTTTCCCCAGCGATTAAGCAGGCGGCCTGACATGCTGGCAACATCCTTCTCTTTCATGTACTCCAGCATTACGGCATTTCTCTCTTCTTCAAATTGACGATGACCAACCTGAAGCATGGCGTACATCCAGTTGAATGCGTTGATGTAAGCAATTTTGATACTCATTGCTTCTTTTTTGGTGTAGGACATAACCAAAAGCATCAACCCATCCTTGCGGAGACGGTAGAATTTTTGCGGCTTACCATTCTGTAACTCATTGTTTTTATAGCAAAGCTCAAAGTTGAGCTTTGTATCAAACTCAGGAGGGCAAGCTTCTATGGTTCGTTCAATGTCACGAACTACGTTCTTCGGCAGCTTTCCAAATGCTTTTGCCACCATAAAAGAATCTGTAACCGGATCGTTGTTTGCCACAAAAATCAGATCTCGGAAATCGATGCCGTTAACGATAGTTGGATAATTCATCAGTGCTCACCTTTTAGTGATGAACCTTGTCACACAGGATTCCGGCCCACAGAAAGGCACCGATCACCAAACCGGCATCCTCAAGGGTCATCCTGAAAGGTTCTGTGTTCATAAGTCGCGCGTGTGAAGCGCGTTTACTGCGGACATAAAAAAGCCCCGCATCGCGAGGCTCATTAAATGGACTTTGTGATTTGCAAAAAAATTTATTTCAGGCATTGCGTCCTGATGTACTCCTGCAGGTAGTTAACCTGCGCGGTTATCCTGTCGATTCCACTTCGTAGACGGTAATAATTGAGTTCAGCATCTGCTGTAAGTCTTGGGCTTTCTCCATCGCCCATGCTGCTGGCTCCGGTCGTTGACTTTGCACAGGTGGCGGCGACTTGCATGCGCTTACGACCAGCAGAAACATCAGCACGGAGACTTTCGATAGTCGCGTTAGCATCAGCAAGCTCCTTTGTATATCTGGCGTCGAGTTCTGCTACATTGCGTTGACGTTTCTGCATGTCAGCGATGATGTACGTGGCTTTATCGCGCTGTTCTTTATAGGTAATGGCGTTATCACGGTAATGATTAACAGCCCATGATAGACAGACGATGATGCAGATAATCAGAGCGGAGATAAGCGCGGTGACTCTGCTCATACCTCAATCTCTCTGACCGTTCCGCCTGCTTCTTTGAATTTTGCAATCAGGCTGTCAGCCTTGTGCTCGAACTGACCATAACCAGCGCCCGGCAGTGAAGCCCAGATATTGCTGCAACGGTCAATTGCCTGACGAATATCACCGCGGTCAATCATCGGTAAAGCGCCACGCTCTTTAATCTGCTGCAATGCCACAGCGTCCTGGCTTTTCGGAGAGAAGTCTTTCAGTCCAAGCTGCTTACGATAGGCATCCCACCAACGGGAAAGAAGCTGGTAACGTCCGGCTGCTGTTGATTTGAGTTTGTGGTTTAGCGTGACAAGTTTGCGAGGATGATCGGAGTAATTAGTAAATAGCTCTCCGCCTACAATGACGTCATAACCATGATTTCTGGTTTTCTGACGTCCGTTATCAGTTCCTTCTGACCACGCCAGCATATCGAGGAACGCCTTACGTTGATTATTGATTTCCACCATCTTCTACTCCGGCTTTTTTAGCAGCGAAGCGTTTGATAAGCGAACCAATCGAGTCAGTACCGATGTAGCCGATGAACACGCTCGTTATATAAGCGAGATTGCTACTTAGTCCGGCGAAGTCGAGAAGGTCACGAATGAACCAGGCGATAATGGCGCACATCGTTGCGTCGATTACTGTTTTTGTAAACGCACCGCCATTATATCTGCCGCGAAGGTACGCCATTGCAAACGCAAGGATTGCCCCGATGCCTTGTTCCTTTGCCGCTAGAATGGCGGCTAACAGGTCATGTTTTTCTGGCATCTTCATGTCTTACCCCCAATAAGGGGATTTGCTCTATTTAATTAGGAATAAGGTCGATTACTGATAGAACAAATCCAGGCTACTGTGTTTAGTAATCAGATTTGTTCGTGACCGATATGCACGGGCAAAACGGCAGGAGGTTGTTAGCGCAACCTCATGCCACCCGCTTTCACGAAGGTCATGTGTAGAAGGCCGCAGCGTAACTATCACTGATGAATTCAGGATAGCCAGTGGCTACGGCTCAGTTTGGGTTGTGCTGTTGCTGGGCGGCGATGACGCCTGTTCGCATTTGGTGATCCGGTTCTGCTTCCGGCATTCGCTTAATTCAGCACAAAAGGAAGAGCGCTAGTCTACCTCTATCGATTAACGGGCTTGTGGGGCAGTATCGCCGATTCACCTAACGCTCTTCCTTTTGTGATTGTAACGCAAAAAGCCCCGAGCTATTAACTCAGGGCTTTATTTAACGAGTGCATTTATCCATCGTTGGGTCAAATTTACCCAGCTTTATTCAAAAAGTCAATATCATGCCGTTAATATGTTGCCATCCGTGGCAATCATGCTGCTAACGTGTGACCGCATTCAAAATGTTGTCTGCGATTGACTCTTCTTTGTGGCATTGCACCACCAGAGCGTCATACAGCGGCTTAACAGTGCGTGACCAGGTGGGTTGAGTAAGGTTTGGGATTAGCATCGTTACAGCGCGATATGCGGCGCTTGCTGGCATTCTTGAATAGCCGACACCTTTGCATCTTCCGCACTCTTTCTCAACAACTCTCCCCCACTGCTCTGTTTTTGCTATATCAACTGCCCGACCTGTACCGTGGCAATCTCTGCATCTTGCCCCCGGCGTCGCGGCACTACGGCAATAATCCGCATAAGCGAATGTTGCGAGCACTTGCAGTACCTTTGCCTTAGTATTTCCTTCAAGCTTTGCCACACCACGGTATTTCCCCGATACCTTGTGTGCAAATTGCATCAGATAGTTGATAGCCTTTTGTTTGTCGTTCTGGCTGAGTTCATGCTTACCGCAGAATGCAGCCATTCCGAATCCGGCTTGTGATTGCGCCATCCCCATAGCAGCCATCACATCAGTACCGGAAAGAGAGTCAGAAGCCGTGGCCCGTGGTGAGTCGCTCATCATCGGGCTTTTTGGCGAATGAAATTTAGCTACGCTTTCGAGTCTCATGCGCCTTCTCCTTGTACCTGAATCAATGTGAGGTTTCCGCAGAACACTGCGCCGGTATCGATATACATCTGGTTGGCAAACTTGAGTGGTTTCACTGCTGGCGTATGACCAAAGATGAACGTGTCCGCGCCTTTGATTTCTTTCACGATCCCGTCTTGTGAGTTGCTGATTCGTTCGCGGTTCCAGATTACCTGCTGATGATCAACTGGCTTTCCAAACTCGTATTCGTCAAAGGGATAATCGGCGTGGCAGATAACATATTTTTTATCTTTGCTCACCAGTTCGATGATTAACGGAAGTTCTTCTGCTTTATGGGCAAGAGCTTTAGCCAGAATTTCTTTGTCGTAATCGAGATTAAAGAACCAGCCACCGCCATTAAGCAGCCAGTGATTGACGTTTCCACGCTCTGATAAGCCATCAATCATCATTTGCTCATGGTTTCCACGTACAGCTCTGAACCAGGGGAATGTGATTAATTCCAGGCATTCGACGTTCTCTGTACCGCGATCGACCAAATCGCCAACCGAGATAAGCAGGTCTTTTTTGGTGTCGAATCCTATCGTCTCCAGTTTTTTCATCAGGTTCGTGTAGCATCCGTGCAGGTCGCCAACTACCCAAATATTTCGGTATTTGCTGCCATCAATTTTTTCGTAATAGCGCATCTCTTTCACTCCATCCGCGATGAACCATGAGAACGTCGTTGACGATGGCGTGCATTTTCCCGTCTTTATCATCAACGTATTTTCTGACCGTACCGCGACTACATTTCAGTCTGCGTGCTACTTCTGTCTGGTTTCCGTATGCTTCAACGAGCATGTCTGGAATGGTTTTTACTGAGAACGTCATGCAGCCTCACTTCTGCTATTTCGCAGGTCTTTGAGTTTCTGTTGGTACTCTGCCTTGATCGCCTTGCACTCTTCGATAGTCCAGCGATGGCGGTTATGGTTTGATTCGATTTCGTCTACTGCTTCCTGCCCGATTCGGTTAATCAGTTCGACGCGATACGGAACGAGATTTCCGCTTTTATGCTGGTTGCACACCACGCATTGCTTGTGAATATTGCGTTCATCAAATCGGAGTTGAGGTGCCGCAGCAGTTGTCCGGTAATGTCCGGCATCCCACTGAGCAGACGTGAGCGCTCCGCACGAGATACATGGTAAGTCGCGGTCTCTTTCTCTGATGAAGGCGTTTACGGCTTGTTGGGCTTGTTTAATCCAGTAACTGCGGGGCTTTAAGGCGAGTTTTCGAATCTTAAGTTTATCTTTCTGTTTCTGCTCCTCTCGTCGTCGTTTCTTCTCTGCTGCTTTTTCCGCTTTTTCGCGTTCTTTACTTCGTCGTTCGAGTGCTAATTGAGTTCCGTGTTCCGGGCAGCACCACCACTGATTTGAGAATGCCGGGTGAAACCATTCCTTGCATATTTTGCATTTCCTTCGCGCTGGTTTAGCCATGACGTCTCCCCCATTTCTCTTGGCATCTCCTCAACCACACTCGCATATTTTGGCTGGTAATATCGGTATGCTCTCCGCTGTATTCCTTTTGTGAGTGCTTGCATCTCACATAAACAAATACGGCAAGCAATGGATATGCGAATAACAAAATAAATAACAGAGCTGTAGCAACAGATACTTTCACAAAAAATGCAGGCAACTCTCTGACCTGATAGTCTGGAAAATCCAAGAATTCATCGATTATGTTGTTAGCAACATTGGTAGTTGCAATACATGCGACTGACAGACAATCAAAATAATTAAAGTCATATCCAGCCGCAGCAGCCCATGTTGGATTGTCTTGAAAATGTTTAAACGTTATTTGTCCGTATCGGCTAATCACCATCGTCTTCTTCCTCGTACATTGAGCTATTCGGATCGCTCATCAGTTCTGCGCAACAATCGGAGCACACGTGAACTTCCAGCACATGCAGCTTCTGACCGCAGTTAGCGCACGTTAAAGCTCGCTCGACGCTTTCTTGTTCGTAACTTCGATTTGGGTCAATCACCTTGTTTTCCTCGCACGTTCTCTAAGCCACCGGATATCCCACAGGTGAGCCGTGTAGTTGAAGGTTTTTACGTCAGATTCTTTTGGGATTGGCTTGCGTTTATTTCTGGAGCGCTTCGTTGGAAGGTATTTGCAGTTTTCGCAGATGATGTCGGTGATACTTCGTCGCTGTCGCCTCATGCCGCCCTGTCTCCCCATCTTGCTTTCCACTCCAGAGCCAGTCGCGCTTCGTCTGACCACTTAACGCCATGTTCTGTACCGAATGCCTGTATAAGCTCTAATAGCTCCGCAAATTCGCTTACACGCATCCTGCTGGTTGACTGGCCTATTACCACAAAGCCATTCCCGGCAAGGTTAGGAACAACGTCCTGCTGCTTTAATGCTGCTGTAAAAACGCACTTCCAGCTTTCTGCATCCAGCCAGCGACCATGCCATTCAACCTGACGAGAGACGTCACCAAGGCAAGCCCAAAGCTTTCGATTCTGGTCTAAGCTGCGGTTGCGTTCCTGAATGGTTACTACGATTGGTTTGGTTGGGTCTGGAAGGATTTGCTGGATAGCTTGAATGGCGTTCTGCTGATGGATGGGGCTTCTTAGTTCAAACGTTAGTTTCCTCATGGGATGAACTCCAGTGTGTGATGTTAAATTCCCATTTAATTACCTTTGCATACCCAATTTTGAACCCATCAATACCTATCCAACGATTGCCACTCCAATAAGCTGTACCACTTTGCTTGAAATGATGTGGATGCTTAGATTGAGTGGTCACTGTTACAGGTAAATATGGCTTCGGGTATTCCCCATTTCCTGGATAACCAGATTTAATTCTGCTCATTGATACCCTCTCTCACTTAATCGCCTCCACGCTTCGTTAAACTCTTCTCGGGTTGCGCCGGATTTTCTTTCTTCAAACATCATGCACTCGCTGATGTCTCCCCATGACTTTGGTCGCTTTTCAGCGAACAGGTCATCCCATTCGAATACCCACCGGCCTGATTTTCGGTAGTGGTAAATGGTCAGCCATGTTGTGCAGTTAGCTGGATACCCATAGAGAACTTCGACTTTTTGATCACGGTCTTTATGCTTTTTCAGCAGGATAAAGCCAGCAACCAGCGAAGCTCCGGCAAGAATGATGATTGGAATTTGCCAGTCAGCCACACTTCCCTCTCCCCCAAATAAAAAGGCCTGCGATTACCAGCAGGCCTGTTATTAGCTCAGTGATGTAGATGGTCATCAGAATCCTCCTTTCTTCTTGGACTGCGGTTCCTCGCGTTCACGGCGGCGCATTTCAGCAGACTGTTGGTCTGTGTCATAAATAGCGCCATTTGCCTGAATGCAATACACCGTGCCGGTATTGCCATGACGATTGAGACGAAGGATTAGTTCGGTTTCACCAGGTGGAACACTGTCATCAAAAGCACCTTCACGATGGATCCCCACCCAATAATCGCAATCCTGTTCAATCTGCCCTGTATCACGTGAGTCACTTGGTAATGGGCGTTTATTGGTTCGGCTTTCCAGTGCGCGGTTAAGCTGTGTCAGAAGCACAACAACGCAATCAAGCTCTTTGGCAAGGTTCTTCAGTCCTTTGGTGATCATGCCGTAAGCAAGGTCGTTGCGATCGGCCTTCTCAGCGGTCATTAGTGTCAGGTAATCGACCAGAATCATGCCAACACATCCTTTTTCTCGTTTGATTCGACGGCTTTCGCTGACGATTTGAGCCAGAGATAATCCCGGCGTGTCGTCGATGTAAAGCAGGTCGATTTCACTCAAGCGATTGGCTGTTTCGATCGCCCTGTTGAAGTCACCATCGTAATCACCCTGATAGCCGTCATCAGCGTCATTTGTCGCCGGAAGGTAAAAAATATTCGGGTTAACACCTGACTTCTGTCCCACCAGTTTTTCCAGTATCTGGTCACCTGGCATTTCAAGGCTGAACATCAGAGCGGGCTTTTTCTCATGCACTGCGCAGTTGATTGCCATCTGGCTGTATAGCGTCGTTTTCCCCATCTTAGGGCGAGCGCCAATGACAAACAGAGAGCCTTTCACCAGACCTTTCGGTGACAGCATCCTGTCCAGCGATGGGATCCCTGTGCTCATTCCTCGTTGTTCGCCTGACGGGTCAAATCGCTTCTCAAGGTCGCTAACCCAGTCTTCCATGACCTCACCAAATGAGCGAAGGCCGCGACGCGATCCGGTTTTTGCATGGTCTGTCAGTTGCGTGAAAATCGACTGAATAGCTTCGTACTTCTGCGTTGCAGTCATTCCGTTGCGGGAATAGAGCAATTCCGTCGCTTCAGTCATGCGGTTGATGGCGTAGCGTTCCATTGCGGTTTCACGAACCTGCATTGCATAGGCAACGATGTTTGCTGCGCTTGGCGTGTTCTTTGCGATCTCAGCGATATAAGCAAAACCGCCAACAGACGCCGTTAACGATTTACGCTCCAGTTCATCGAAAAGCGTCAGGCCATCTACTGGCTTTTGCTCCCGGTGCATTCTGGTTATTTCTTCGAAAAGAATTTTGTGTGGTCGGCTGTAAAATGAATCAGGCTTCAGCATCGCCAGAACTTTCTGGACGCGCTCACTGCTGTCATCATCCAGAAGCAATCCACCAATCACCGCCTGCTCTGCCTCGATGCTATGGGGTGGCGCATAAAAATTATCGGTCATCGTGTTCACCCTCACGAACTTTCAGGTAGGTATTGTCGTTAAGCAGGAAATCAAATCCCTTTTTGTGCCAGACGGTTCCGCGTTGATGGTTTGGGCGTTCTTCGAACATCCATCGGCAATTTTCGCCTACGTAGCTCAAATAATTTCTCCAGTCCTGCATCGTGAACCCATGCCCGTCAAGCTGGCGGGTTATCACTCCGGCTTTGCGCCAGAACGTTCGGATCTGGTTTTTACGCTTGTCATTCAGTGCGCGGATTCTTGGCGCTTCAGGAAGGATTTCGTGGTAAGCATCGACAACATCCTGACAGCTAACGGAAGGTTTTTTCTTGTCAGACTTTTTGTCTGCTGTGGCACTCTCTAATACGTCAGTATTAGAGATATTATTTATATTATTGTTTATGGACAACCGTTGGACAACCGTTGGACAATCTCCGCTGAGAGCCGCGCCATTACTGGTGTTTGCGTTGGACAACCGTTGGACAACCGTTGGACAATTTTTTGCCTGAAAATCGTCATATTTAACGATTGTAAACAGGCTAAATTTCTTCCCCATCGAGCAAATATTAAGCATCCCTTTCGACTCAAAAGTCCGTAATAAGCTCCGAACTTTGTTGTCGGGGATGAATGTTTCTCTGACCAGCGACGGGCGTCCAGTTATCATCTGACCGCGATCAACAGTTATCGGACCGATATCCGTATTGACGACAGTAGATTCGTGATTAGCCTTGAGGATTAAGTGAAGCCAAAGATGTACTGCCTGAGAGTCCTTATAGAGTCTGCTGTCCATAAACTGGCGGTGTATAGAGACATACCCCATACTGGATGCCTCCTGATGTTGTACAGGGTTATGCCTGTAATCAGCTAACTTAACGACGCCCATGTTTCACTCCTGCTTTGGCTAGTCTGTAAACACCAACAAGGCGCTCTGCGAACGCCCTGTTATTTGCTGCGGCTACCACTAATCCCTCAGGTGAATCAGGGTGTCGAATCTCTTCTTTTTCCTGGTATTTCTTACGACGTTTTGTCATAATTACTCCTGTGGATTGATCCAGTAATGACCTCAGAATTCCATCTGGATTTGTTCAGAACGCTCGGTTGCCGCCGGGCGTTTTTTATTGGTGAGAATCGAAGCAACTTGTCGTGCCAATCGAGCCATGTCGTCGTCAACGACACCCCATTCAAGAACAGCAAGCAGCATTGAGAACTTTGGAATCCAGTCCCTCTTCCACCTGCTGATCTGCGACTTATCAACTCCCACAGCTTCCGCTGTCTTCTCAGTTCCAAGCATTGCGATTTTGTTAAGCAACGCACTCTCGATTCGTAGAGCCTCGTTGCGTTTGTTTGCACGAACCATATGTAAGTATTTCCTTAGATAACAATTGATTGAATGTATGCAAATAAATGCATACACCATAGGTGTGGTTTAATTGGATGCCCTTTTTCAGGGCTGGGATGTGTAAGAGCGGGAATGTCTTAAGCGGCTTTGTGTTCCGGCGGGAACACGTCATCAAGACTGACTTTTGCGCCTAACTTGTTTAGGCATGCAACAAGAGCGCGGCATGTTTTAAGGTCTGGGAAGCGACGACCAGATTCCCAATGCCCAATAGCTCCCTGTGTGCATCCAACCGCCTTAGCAAGTGTTGTTTGAGAGATATTCAGTGACTCTCGATATTTTCGTAGGTTGCTCATATGCCCTCCATAGTAACCATGAGACAATAATACGATATGTACTTTTGGAATGCAAACAAAAAATACATCTTGTGCATGGATGGTTTTAGTACAGAGCGTAATAATAAGGATATGAAAATGAAATGGTATGAACTGGCTAGATCCAGAATGAAAGAGCTCGGCATAACTCAAGAGAAGTTAGCTGAAGAGCTTGGTATGACGCAGGGTGGAATTGGTCACTGGTTGCGCGGATCTCGTCATCCATCTCTTGACGAGATTGGTGTGGTGTTTAAATACCTTGGTATTGATAACGTCTCATTCAACCACGACGGTACATTTTCACCTGTTGGCGAATACTCATCTGCCCCCGTTAAAAAACAATATGAGTACCCTGTTTTTTCTCATGTTCAGGCCGGGATGTTCTCGCCTGAGCTTAGAACCTTTACCAAAGGTGATGCGGAGAGATGGGTCAGCACAACCAAAAAAGCCAGTGATTGTGCGTTTTGGCTTGAAGTTGAAGGTAATTCCATGACCGCGCCAACAGGATCCAAGCCAAGCTTTCCTGACGGGATGTTAATTCTCGTTGACCCTGAGCAGGCTGTTGAGCCAGGTGATTTCTGCATAGCCAGACTTGGTGGTGACGAGTTTACCTTCAAGAAACTGATCAGGGATAGCGGTCAGGTGTTCCTACAGCCACTAAACCCGCAATATCCAATGATTCCATGCAATGATAGCTGTTCCGTAGTAGGGAAAGTTATCGCCAGCCAGTGGCCTGAAGAGACATTTAGTTAACAGCCTCACCACTCTAAAACACACAACAATAACCCGACCTTAGCGTCGGGTTTTCTTTTTCCAAAATATAAACCCATTAAATACAAAGTGTTATAAAAAACTAATTATATTTAGAACATTTTGTATTGACTCGATAAAGTACAAATCGTACTATTTAGCCATCAGCAGGACGCACTGACCACCATGAAGGTGAGGCTCTTAAAAATTAAGCCCTGAAGAAGGGCGGCATTCAAAGCAGAAGGCTTTGGGATTGGATGAATGAGCAGGCTGATGCTCGACCAATGTATAAACAGCGCTCATGGCAAGCAGTAACCAATCTGCGCCTCAAGACAGCGTCACTGGTAGTGCGGGTGCTCTAACCAGTAAGCCGGGGTTCAGCGCCGGCCATCCAATCACCAAAGCTAACTGACAGGAGAATCCAGATGGATGCACAAACACGCCGCCGCGAACGTCGCGCAGAGAAACAGGCTCAATGGAAAGCAGCAAATCCCCTGTTGGTTGGGGTAAGCGCAAAACCAGTTAACCGCCCTATTCTCTCGCTGAATCGCAAACCGAAATCACGAGTAGAAAGCGCACTGAATCCGATAGACCTTACGGTGCTGGCTGAATACCACGAACAGATTGAAAGCAACCTGCAGCGTATTGAGCGCAAGAATCAGCGCACATGGTACAGCAAGCCACGCAGTGAAATGGGTGTGACTTGTGTTGGTCGCCAGAAAATGAAATTAGGCAGCAAACCACTTATTTGAGGTGATATATGGAAGCATTAGTAGTAGAGCGAAGCGAGGATGGCTACTGGACGCACCCAGAATACGCCAACCTGTTTGGGGATAGAGAGGTAATTTCAGCTGATGAGTTCAGATCTTTCTGCAAGCAGCATGGCATTGAATCATCAATTGTTGAAATGGAAAACGACAACAATCAAACGGTAATTGACGCGTATTTTGAAGATGGGAATCCAAACATCAGTGGATGGGAGCCAAGCATGCCAGATGGAGAAGGATGGTTTGTCGGTTCGATTCACGATACAGAAGACGGTCCGATCTGCGTTTGGTTCAGGAATGTAGATAAGGCCGCATAGTCGGCCTTTATTTTTGGCATAAACAACAGAATAAACACAGCACTGAATTATTTGAGGTGAGATATGACAAAATCATGGAGCGTACCTTTTCCTGAATCAGAAACTGAACATGATGGAATGCCTGTTTTCTGGAGATTCCAAGCGACAGTTGAAGAAGATGGAATCAAAATATTCGCACTTCAATATGTAGCTTTTCATCAGACAGATCATTATGCATGGTTGGTTCCTGCGCATTGGATTGTTAATTTTAAACCAGCACCAAATCAGTGGTTACAGGAATGGAAACAAAGGAGAAATAGATATGCAATTAAGAAAGTAGCAAAAAATGCCGAAAGATCTTTTGCATTCCCGACGAAGAAACTTGCCATTGAAAGTTTATTGCGCCGGAAGAAGTACCATTTAATGAGAATCAAACAAGATTTGGCTGTTGTATCAACTCTTGTTGATGGGATGAAGAATATTGATACATCAATACCAGATATTGAATATAACTTTGGACACAACCAAGAAACAGAAAATTGGGTGTTTTATTAGTACGAATAAGCACTGTGTATTCATTCCAACGAGTGAATACACGGAGCAATGTCGCTCGTAACTAAACAGGAGCCGACTTGTTCTGATTATTGGAAATCATTCCTTGATAGTCTTGCCGCTCTATATGGGCGGCATTCTTTTGGTCTGGAGAAAAATATGGAATACGAATTAATGAGAGTAATTGATTTTATCAGCGCGAAATGGGCTGAACTCGAAGCATTTTGTGAAGACAACGGAGACAACCCGGACGACATCATTGATGTTCTTGAAAAGAATCAATAGCAAATAGCCGCCTGTTGGCGGCTTTACCGCATACCAATAACGCTTCACTCGAGGCGTTTTCGTTATGCAATCAAACAGAAGGAGCATCCTATGCAACAGTTCGCTATTGCAGGGGCGGCATCGGTTCGCCCTTTCAACCCGATTTTATCGGTACAGCATTCACGAAAAAATATTTTAACCGGAGCAGACTTTAAACAACCAAGAATGAAAAGCTTGCTCGAAAAGCTTTGGGATATTTTGAAACAACAAGGCCGTCCATGAGTTTTACAGATAACTGGTCAGACGAAGAATTCATTCGTCTGATGAACAAAATGCTCAATCAGCACAAAGAACAGGAGAAAGATGATGATTCTGACTCTGAATGATAAGCGTGAAATATCGCAAATAATCGCAAGTTTTACTGATGAAGATTACGAACGAATCAACAGTGAAGTTAATCGCCTCTGCAAACGTTGCGACCCAATAAGCGAAATGCTTCGCTCATATAAACCAGATGAACACACTAAGGACGCTATCGACTGGCTGGAAGATTATGACTGTAACTATCAGGAAAAAGCCGCTGAATGGTTCTGGGATGCAATAACCGAAAGAGTTAAGGCTGAATATGCCTTCGCAATATTCAAACGCAGACATATTTATGGAGAAGCTGCATGAGCAATATCGTTGAATTCGTTAAACAGCAAGAGCAGTTATTCTGCGGAGCATTGACTGAACAGACGGTGACATGGGCTAAGGAAAGCCAGTTTGCAATTCAGTATTTCCAGAAAAATGATTACCTGGCTAAAACGGCACTGGCAAATCCAACCAGCGCACAGAACGCCATCATCAATGTTGCGGCGATCGGCATCACCTTAAACCCGGCCAGCAAACTTGCTTATCTAGTTCCGCGCGACGGCATGGTTTGCCTTGATATCAGCTATATGGGATTACTTCACCTTGCACAGTCGACAGGATCAATTAAGTGGGGGCAATGCAAACTGGTGTACTCAAACGACACCTATGAATCAAACGGCCTTGATTCAGCACCAACCCACAAATACAACGCATTTGGTGAGCGAGGCTCTATTGTTGGTGGTTATTGTACGGTTAAAACAGCAGATGGTGACTACCTCACTGAAGAAATGAGTCTGGCAGAAATTAAAGCAGTGGAAGCAACGAGCAAGGCAAAGAATGGACCGTGGAAAACATTCTGGGAAGAGATGGCACGTAAAACAATAGTTAAACGCGCCAGCAAATACTGGCCTAAAGCCCAGCGACTGGATAATGCCATTCACCTGCTTAACGAAGATGAAGGTATGCATCAGGAACCAGTTATGCCGCACAAATCAGAGGAAGATATCCGCGAAGATGAACGGAAACGCCAGCAGGAAATAATGGAAAAAGCACAACTTCTTTGTGATGAAATGGCTCAGGCAGAAAACATGGATGATTTGAAGCGATATTTTGCAGAAGCATATCGCCTGACATCTGGAATGAAATTGCAGCAGAACGTACAAGCCATTTACATAGAATGCAAAGCGAAACTGGAGGTTGCCAGTGAGCAAACTATATGAAATAGCCAATGAATACGCAAAATTGATGGATTCAGATTTAGAGCCAGAGATGATTGCTGACACAATAGAAGGCATGGAAGGAGAATTTACCGATAAAATAGAGCAACTTCTTGCCATTATTAAAAATGAATCTGGTTATGCTGAACGCCTCAAGGACGAGGCAAAATCACTGAATGAACGAGCCGCAGTAATTCAAAATAAGATTGACAGCATTATGGCGTATATAGCGTCATCGCTTGAAATGGTTGGCAAGAAAAAGATTCGAGCGGGTATTCACCAGGTAACAATCCGCAAACCGTCAGAAACTGTAGAAATCATCGACTCAAGCGCCCTTCCTCCTGAATACGTTGAGTTTGAAACGACAATTAAAGCCGACAAACTGGCAATCAAACACCAACTAAAAGCAGGAATAAATATCCCCGGCGCTCAACTCAAAGTTGGGAAACCTTCACTTCTTATCAAATAACGGTATCGCCTATGAAAAAGACTCCATGGGAGAAATGGGAAGTCGATTTCTTACGCGAAGTAGCGGCGACAATGCCAGTTGAAGTTATCGCAGAAAAACTGGAAAGGACTGAAAAAGCAGTAATGGCGAAAGCAACAAGGATTGGCGCTGACATTGTTAGCCGACTTCGTGGAAGACGCTGGACAAGAGCCGAAGTATCACTTTTCGGTAAGTTCTCCGCAGAAGAAATAGCAATTGCAACCTGCCGCTCAATTTATTCAGTAAGAGCTATGCGATACAAGCTAAAAAAACTCGATGAAGAAAGAGCAGGCATACGAATAAATTAACAAAGAGGAATTTACCATGAGAGGACTTGCATACAATCCCGGCATTCTTCCGGCAGAAATGATTATTCGCCAACGCGTAAAGCCAATGCCATCGAGAGAGGAATTGCTTAAGAGAAATTCTTTTCCATCAGTGAATCAAAACAAATATCTGAATGCGATGTGGAGGAGTGGGAAGAAATGAAACAAATGTCACTAATTGAGATGGATGGATTTCTGAAAGGTAAATGCATCCCACGAGATTTAAAGGTTAACGAAACAAACGCTGAATATCTTGTCCGTAAGTTCGGTGAACTTGAATCAAAACTGGAAACGGCGTTGCGGGAGTGTCGTTCTGCTGGAATCACGATTGATAACCTTGAGGCTAAATGCGCGAAGATGGCTGCTGAAAATACCTCACTTAAGCAATCTGAGAAGGAATTTAATGACTTTTGTCGTGAGGAGTTTAGCGAATGGGAAGATGATGTTACTGAAACCCCAGCCACCGACGCTTTCCTATCTGAAGTTCGAGCGCAGGGGGTGGAGATGTTTGCGGAGTGTGCATACACACTTGAACATCATGATCACGCAGTAGCTTTTGCCGCTGAGCTACGTAAAGGAGGCAACCAGTGACTGTATGTCTTATTGATAAACGTCGACGTGGGCAACAAATACCATCTGTTGAAATGCCGAATCACACATGGTTTTGCGTACTTGATATCGATGGTATGGATACGTTGATCGACACTCGTCATTACTGCGATACCGCAACAGCTACTCCTGCAAAAGCAAAGAAAATGGCTGCTCTGATAGAAAACTGGACTCCACCTGATGGTTGGTGCAATGGGAATGATCGAGATTGGCACGAAAAAATGAAGGGCTACATCTGCGATTTCTTACGTAAATGCAACGGATTCAGGGTGATGTGACATGAGCAAGATTGACTATCAGGCACTGCGTGAAGCGGCAGAGAAAGCCGGTGAAGATAAGTGGCAGGCTAAAAAAATAAATGGTGATTTTTTCGTTATTCGTCACGGTAGTTATACAAGACAGCATGGCTACACATCGTATCAACCCATTGCGGAGATTGATTGTAAGCCAGTCCGGGATTTTGTTGCCAAGGCTAATCCGGCTACCGTGCTGGCACTACTGGATGAACGGGAAAGGAACCAGCAATACATCAAATCCCGCGACCAGGAGAACGAGGATATTGCGCTAACGGTAGGGAAGCTGCGCGTTGAGCTTGAAGCAGCAAAATCAAAACTCAACGAACAGCGTGAATATTACGAAGGTGTTATCTCGGATGGAAGTAAGCGTATTGCTGAACTGGAGAAAAGCGAAGAGCAACTCATCAACGAGCGTGACCATGCTGAGTCTGCTTTAGCTGATATGTATTTTGCAGCAACCGGGGATAGGCCTGAGTGGAGTAACTGGTTCGGTTTTTCAGATGCTGTCAATGCCGTGGTTGACAGAATTGCTGATTTAGAAGCTAAACAGCCATCGCCAGTAGTACCGGAAGGACTGGTTAAAGCCGTGCGTTTCTATGAACAGGTTAAGCGTGAAAATCCGCCAGTCGAAACCGGAGCATGGAAAGACGCTGTTGACTGGGTGCTCAAAGAGGCTTGTCAGGTTGTAGACACTGGCATCAAAGGAGACTGATATGGCACTGACGAAAAAACAACGTGCAGAATTGCGCATGAAGTTTGGCGGTCGCTGTGCTTATTGCGGCTGTGAACTTGGCGAAAAGTGGCATGCAGACCATGTAAAACCGGTCATTCGTTTTGCTGGAAATATGCTTCACCAGGAACGTGACGATATATCCAACATGGTTCCGGCATGCCACCCATGCAATCTGCACAAGCATTGCAGTAGCCTGGAAGATTATCGGCGAATTATCAGTGATGGTCGTCGTGAATTCCTTGCGTCCGGGAAAGGCAAGGCGCTGGTTCGCATGGGATTGGTTGAAATGAAATCTGACCCGGTTGTGTTCTGGTTTGAAAAATATCAAGAAGGGGCTACGGCATGACCACTATTACCAAAGAGCGACTGCTGACAATCAAGCAGTGGCGCGAAACATACGGATCTGATAGCAACGTTGTACTGCCAGCAGAAGAAGCGGAAGAACTGGCACGAATTGCTCTGGCATCGCTGGAAGCAAAACCAATAGGTGCATTCCACATTGCAGAACAGCAAGTTGACGGCACAAGTGACTACCTCAAGGATGGAGAATGGCCTATTGATAATGGAATTATTGAGGTCTACGCCGCTCCACCCGTTCCAGTAGTACCGGAAGAAAAACCAATGCCTAATCCTCTTAGCATGTACGCGGTTGATGCTGTTGCCGCTATTGCAGAGGTGAGAGGCTGGAACTCCTGCCGCGCCGCCATGCTTCATGGTGCCGAACCTGTAAGCCAAACTTACAAGTTGCCTCCCCTGTCATCCAGCGAAGTAAACGACGCGGCATGGAAATTACACAACATGCTGACTGAACACGTCCCGCTAAATGGGCGTCAGTTCAACAATCTGAAAGGTTGCTTCTATGAGGCATTAAAGGTCGCAATGCGCAACTATCCGGTAACTCCGGATGGTTGGATAAGCTGTAGTGAGCAGATGCCTGTAATCGGCGAGCTAAATTGGAGAACTAGTTTTCCTTTGCTGGTTACGTGTGAGATCGGCGTTATACCTGCTTATTACGGCTTTGTGAGCGTTAATGGTGATAGGCATTATGGCTTTATGGAGAGTCTTAAATACGGAGACGATAACGGCAACCATCCTCAAACTAATGAATATGGTCTGATTAGCAATGTCACACACTGGATGCCACTACCAGAACCGCCGCAGGAGGTTAACCGTGGCTAACCTGCAACTTGCCGTAAAAGGTGAATACTTCGATGCCATGATTCGCGGAGAGAAAACGGAAGAGTATCGCCTGTGTAATGACTACTGGAATAAGCGAATTATGTTCCGGGAGTATGACCGCCTGATTATCACAAAGGGATATCCGAAGCGCGACGATTCCAGCCGTAGAATTGATGTTCCGTATGATGGATATGAAATCAAGACAATCACGCATCCGCACTTCGGTGATAAACCGGTAAAGGTGTTCGCGATAAAGGTAAATATCAGCAATGAATAACAATCCTCGCACTCGCGGGGATTTCTTTTATCTGAACTCGCTACGGCGGGTTTTGTTTTATGGAGATGATTATGGTCTGTTCAACATTCAACCCTCTAACGTTACAGAAATACCAGCCAGACCCTGAAGATTTATGCTCACTGTGTGGCGGAAATCATGGTAAAGCCGCCATGATCGAATGTAAGGACAAAATCCACATTTGCCTTAATTGCGTTGATGTCCTCGTTGATATCAAAAATGAGAGAGAAGATAAAAAGCGTAGCGAGGCTGTTCGCGCCTTAGATTCATGGATGCGAGATGGGTATAGTGCTGCACAAATTTATGACTTAGCAATATCAAAAGGCGAAATACCAGGAGTGCGCATCGAATAAGACGTAACCAATATTCGAATTGAAGAACTGAAAGAACACCAAGCCGCCTGATGGCGGTTTTTTATTGCCTGATTTGCAGGTTCGATTCCCTATTCGGAGATAGCACTCATGCAACACGAACTACAGCCTGATTCACTGGTTGATTTGAAATTCATCATGGCTGATACTGGCTTTGGTAAAACCTTCATCTATGACCGGATTAAGTCCGGCGACCTGCCTAAAGCCAAAGTTATCCACGGGCGAGCAAGATGGTTATATCGTGACCATTGTGAATTCAAAAATAAGCTCTTAAGCCGCGCCAATGGGTAAAATAGCGGGTAAAATATTTCTCACATCTAAAAAATACCATTCCAATCAATCCCCTGCTGCCTCAAGTAGATGTCTGCAGGGGACACCATTCTTGTGTTTATCCCTAAAACCACGTAAAAACCGTAAATTATTAAATTCGCACTAGCAGTGCCGAATAAGGCACACCAGGAACTCGTGGTCTTATTCA